CGGTGCGGTCATCTTCTGGAACACGAACCGGCGCCCAAGCGTTGCCGTATCCGACAAAGCCTCGATCAGGATTGGAACGCCAGTGTAGTCGTCTTCCCTTTTCGAGAACTGGAGTTCACCATTGAGCTTGGCGTTTGCCCTGTACAGGAAAACGCGTAGATGCAGCTCAACAGCATTCGAGTCAAGATGCGTGCCTTCAAACCCGAAGGCATAATCATCCAAAGTGGCTTCATTGCCCACCGGCAAACTGTCGAAGGCTACCTGGCTAGCACCAGCACCAGTAGCTGAAACAGTGCCGCCCATCATCAACTGCATGTAATCAGCATCGATTTCAGCCAACACCGTTTCAAGCGACAACGCTTCGCTAATGCGGAAACGATGCACTGGTGAAAGAACTTCCTCAATGTTCACGTCGGATCGCTCATCTTCGTACAACATCATGAGCGGTTCCTTCGTTGCACCGATCCGCGACCAATTTCCGCCCCAAGCGGCGCCCGGAATGACGTCGGTTTCATCGGGAACCGCTTCGCCAACTGGTGCAAACCACACAACCGCGTTGGACTTCATGATCTGAAAAACGTTCGGGTTCGCCACGTTATTCCTCCTGGTGGATCATCGCGGCATATTCTACAAACGCGAAAACCCAACCCGTATCCGGTTCGGACAGCACCCTAGCGGTTTGGATCCGCCGGGCCCATTTTAGCCGAGTAGTCCGCTGGTTGTTTAGAGCCGAATGCAAAACGCCGGCTAAATCGTCTGCTTTGGCCCGAGTTTCTGCATAACACTTGAATTGCACCCTTTCGTGACGCAAAAGATCCGTGTAGTCGTCTGAACCTGCAATCGTTTGTAAACAGATTGCACCACCGACCGACGGGTTGTAGTTAGAGGATTTAGGCGGGAAAGGCGACCCACCCCAGATCCGTTGTTCCGTTACCTCCGTCAAGCTCTCATTCGCGAGCAGGAACGTTACGAGCGTTGCGTCAGTCGATATCCTAGTCACGAACGACTCTCTTGAACACCGGTTCCATCACGGCACCTACTTGTTGCGCCGCTTCGTTAGCTGCAGGACGCAAAAACGCATTCTTCATTTCCTGGAAGATCGCATAAATGGCTGAAACGTGCACCGCCACTTCTGCGAACTCCCCCGTCAAAACCACACGATCGGCTTTGGTGGTTTGGCTTGCGCCAGGCCGACTAGACCACGTTTGAGCGAACGTGCTCCCCTTTTTAGACTCAACGTAAATAGAGTTCAACAGGAAGCCCGTATCCACTTGATCGTTGACAGTGATGTTACGCTTGGTGATGCCTTCAACTTGAAGACCGAGAGCATGCAACCCTTCTTCCGTGGCGTCCTTTACACGGATCCGCACATGGTCCAAGTGAAGGTCTACCTTCGCTCTTGTCATGCTGGGAGCCGGAACGCACCCAAAGATAGGTTCGTATCGTCATCAACATCGACGTAAACTTTACCGTCCGACTGATTGTAGATACCGGGTGGGAAAGGACCAATCAACGCAACTTTCGTTGCATGGATGGGTACAGACACGGCTAGATCAGCTATCGCTAAACCACCGACCGTTCCAGGCGTGAGAAAGGTCAAAGTAGCCGCCGTTCCAGTATTCAAAGCGCAGATGATGGTCCGTCCGTCGTTCACGAAATCGTGTTCGTTCACATCATCGCCAGCCGTCAAAGTTCCCGCATTGACAGCTCGCGAAATATCGGTAACTACTAAGGCAGTCCTTGCCACGTTTATACCTCCATGTCTAGGACCAGCTGGACCACTTTGGCCGCTGGACCATGGACGGGATCACCAACTATTTCGTACGTTGGCTGGTTAGTTGGCGTAAGGAACTCACCTAGTCGATACTCCAGCCGGATCTTGTCCCGGCGATCAATTTCGGTATCGTACGGTAGGCGGAGTTCTGCATCGACCATAACGACTTCAGATTCACCCATGACTTCTCGGTTTTTCACGATTTTGAATCCGCAAGACGTCATATCCACGTCAGCTTGCCAGTTATCTTCTTGCACATTGAAGTCGTCTACAGAATCCGGCAAATAACGCAGGATCGTGCATAGGTCGAACATTGTCTCTTCTGCGTGGGCGCGTATCCGAGACAATTCGTTAGCCGAAAGCTCGTTCATTCTACCTCGTAGTAAGGCTCTTCTTCGACTTCTTCAGGATCTTCGTCTGGTTCGTCAGGCCCAAACTGAGCGTAAGCTTCCGACACAATTTCAAGGACGGCGCCCATGAACTGATCCGCCCTTTCTTGTGGCGTGCCAGCTTGCACATAAAGTTCCGCGAGTGGAGGGACTTCCAAAACGTTGGCGAGTTTGGCGGCCGCAATGGTAAGTAGCTCGGTGTTACTCGTCTGTCTCGGCATCGTCACCGTTCCCTTCGCCCTCGTCGTCGAAATCTTCATCGTCTTCCTCGTCTCCGTCTTCGAAGTCGTCATCACCATCTTCATCTTCGTCCACATCATCTTCAGCGTCTTCATCGTCTTCTTCCAGCGCTTCCAACTCTTCGCGCAGGAAAGCCGCCACGGCTTCCTTGCTTCGGACTTCGAACGGAATCGTGATGTCGTTGGACTTGGCGATTTCGCGAAGCTGGCCCATAGACAGGTCTTCTGCCTCGAACAACTCGCCCATGGTTTCGCCTTCGTCGTCCGTAGCAAACAAATCCTCAAGCGTCACACCTTCAGGCAGCTGGAGATTCGAGAACACCGACGCATGCTTGGCAAGAACGGGACCTTGCGCACCAGTGTCGGCTTCTTCACCTTCCGTTGCAGGGAGTGGAGCCGCTTCCTCTTCAACGACCGGCTTTAGCGCCGGAGGCTTCCCTACTTTGAAACCGGCTCGAAGCAACGCAGCGGTCTTGATATCGCGACTGGCTTCGTTTTCACCAATCTCACGGACAGCTCCGCTTTTCGGATGATAGTAGCTAGTCATCGTTGATCACTCCGTCGGTAGGATCCGGACTTAGGCGCGGTTCGACGCGAAGCTTGACCGTTCCGGGCTTTCGCATCGCCCTGTGTCTGGACGCGTGAGCCATGTACTGTTTTTGGACTTCGCCTCGGTTCAAAGTGCTGCCGTCAGCTGAGAAGTTATAATCCTCGGCGACGGCAGCACTTTTTTCCAACCAGATATCGGCAGCAGCAGCATGGAGATCATAGGTCGGTATCCACCCGGACCGCTCACTGATTGTGGGCGGTTCAGTATTATAGTCCACCTCCAACGGATCCGTTCCAAGCACATCCAAAGTCGGATAGGCTTCAACGTATTCCGTCAGATCTTCATCGCTGTAAGTCGCCGCGGTCGGTTCATCGATCATACGCCGAAGCTTGGCAACCATTGCTGCTGTGGCAGACATATTGGGTTATGACGCGTCTAAACGAAGGTACTCAACATACACGTCCGCATCCAACCCGACAGTAGTCGCTGATCCGCTGAACGTAAGATATTCGTCCGCTTCCCAAATCGCCGTCGGAACTTCAGTTTCAGCCACTTGAGCAGCGGGACCGTAAACCACTTTGCCACCAACGGTCGCTTCGAGAACGGCAAGCGCAGAAACGATGTCCGACGCCTTCGCACCAACAGCGCCCACACCGACATCCAAGTTGGCAGCGCCAGTGGAACCGGTCCGAAAGTGAATAAAGGACCGGGCGATCAGAAGCGGTACACCCTCGGGATTGGCGAAGGCGCCAAGGGCCGCATCAACGACGGAAGCTGCACCAGTAAGCTTCAGGCACAGCATGCCTTTTTGATCAACAGCTTTTCTCGCGATAGTCATGATTTTCTCCTTGTCGTTCTAGTCAACCCTGCGTCCACGTTATGCAGCAAACGTGATCGCGCCCGAAACAACCTTCTTCCCATTCCCAAGAACAAGAACAAGGTAGACGGGGCCGAAAGCAGCCGAGTCGGTAAACACGAGGTCAATGTCTCCATCGGCCTCAGACGAAAGGATCCAGGCCAGAGCGGTTGTCAACTCGACAACCACCGAGCCGTCAGTCCCTATTGCCATATCACCGTCCGGACCTGCAGCAGCAACACCGTCGCCAACAGCACTGTCCGATAGATAGGCCGTCACAACACCAATGGTATTCATGTCGGCCTCACCAGCATCCTGGAGCTGGATCGTCACGGGAATGTCAGTGCCGGCTTCGGCACCTACCGCGATCGTTGCACCCAATGGTGCGCTCTGCGGATACCAACCCATTCTGCACCTCCTGCACGGGTTAGGTTTTTACTCAAACTTACGGAATCAGCGCTGCAAGCGGATAGCGGTTGGCTTCAGTTTCTTGCAGGCGATTGATCGGATTCGGCACCTGCCAACCAATGCGCATCACGGCCCGCAAGGCAACCATGTCCTGCTGCATCAGGTTGTAAACGATGTTTCCGGCCGCATCCTGCACAATACCTTCAGTGAAGATTTTGTACGTGAGATCCTGCCGGATCGAGTACACAAGCTGATTCCAGTCGCCCAAAATCATGTGAGCTTGCGCAACATCCCAAGCGCCGTTCCGTGGGAAGTACATTGGTTCACCGTCCAAAGCGTAGGGCGAACCATCCTGCATCGAGCGGGTGAAAATCAACTCACCGTCCGTGCTTCGAAGGTTCCGGAGGCGGGCCCTCATGCTAATGGCCGCAATCGCACCACTGTGCATGAACCCGTCGGCTTCCACTGTCGCGATGACACCATTTTCGCCCATGATGTCTTCGTACAGGTCAACACCAGCACCCAAGGTAACGGTGTTACCTGCCGCGACGGCAGCAGCCAGAACATCAGTCGGCCAGGAGGCCGGCGCGTTGTCTCCGAAGAGCACCGCAGCGTCCAAGATCCGACCAAACTCTTCCTCGATGCGTGGTCGGATTTCACCCCAGATGTCATAATCCGCATCATCCAGAACTGCTTCCGGAATCGGGACGATGACGGCGATTTCTTCGGCGTCGATGTACTTGCTTTCCCAGCTGATTTCGGTCGTCTGCTTCAGACCGGTATCACCATTCACGAAGTAGCCGATCGGGAACAGGGACATGACCGGCATCCGGGTCTGGGCCGTCGCCATATTGGCCAACCGGCGACCAAACCGAAGTACAGCAGACTGTTCCACGGCGCCTTGAACGATTTCTCTCGAAACCTGTTCGGGGATCAGGGCGGCCGCATCCGTCCGTGAGATCAAGCTATTGTACGGCATCGTTTAGCTCCTTCTTGGATCCGTAGGATCCATGCTCGTTACTTCCGTCCGGCCGCGGCACGAATCGCGGCATTCATGTCTCGGGTCCGGCCACTACCCTCACCACCAGTCCCTGCACCTGCGTCTCCAGGTGGTCGCCGTGGCGAAGCAAACAGCGACGGATGGGCTTCCTTCAGCTTATCGAAATCCACGTTGCCGCGCTTATCGATCAGCTTTTCTTCCTTCGCGACGATGTACGCCAACTTGAGATCGGTTACTCCCGCTTCGTGCGCCACTTCATAGAACTCGGCCTTCGTTTCCATTTCGCCTAACTGGTCTGCGGTCGTTTCCAACTCTTGGCGCGCCTTCGAACCTTCTTCAAGATCCTTGGCCACCTCGCGAAGTTTGGTTTCTGCCTTTTTCCGAGATTCTCTCTCGGACGTCAAGGCGCTCTTGAGGCCCGTTGTGTTGTCGTTGATCAACGTTTGGATTTGTTCATCCTGGTTCGAAAGCCAGGACTTGAAATCTGGGGCTGTTTCTTCCCTTTCGCCCTCACCCGCGCCACCACTTTCCCCTGTAGAATTTGCTCCGGAAGACCCGGCCCCACCACCCGATCCTTCCCCTTCATACAAGGGTAAGAACTGACCGATCAATGGCAACAACATGAGCGTCCTCCTCGGCTTCTCGCCGAACTACTGGGCATCTCGCCCCCAAACATCATCCGGTCCCGGCTTCTCGCGGGGACTTACGCATACGTTCCATGAGTGCTTTCTGCCGCTGGAGTTCCTCAACCTTCTCCGGATCCACCTTCTTCACTGTGGTAGGCAACCAAGTCATGTAGCCCTTTCGGCTTGGCAGCTCATTACCATCTGGATCGAACTTTCTTCGTTCACGATCACTCACGGCCCACCACCTCCAATACGTACGTTTGAAGACCGGCGTTGCCTTCACCCAGCGCTTCTTTGACTTCGAAAATGAGCCCTCTTTCTAACAGGACTTCAGATTCGTTCCATGCAAGATAGTCCAAGCCCCTCGTTGCCTTTACGTCTGTACCCATAAAAAGACCATTTACCTGACCTGGCACTTGCACCTGAAAGAGAACAGCGTCATCAGGATCAAGAGCGTCGAGGGCGAAACCTACTGCCGTATTTTCGTTCAAAGACGTTGAAACAAATGCCATGTCGCTAAACTGTGCACCAGGCTTCAATAAGTCCGGCGGGAAGCTAGTCGCTCCACGATAAACCTGAAGATCATGACCCAATGGTTGAAGAGATTCATCGATCGCTTTCACTTGCGCCCCTAACGTTCCTTGAGCAGTATCGACATCGACTCCTGATCTAAGCCAGCCATTGATGTCCTCAAACCCTTCACCCTGATACGCCTTGATAGCGGACGCATCAGCGAGATCGTTTTTCGAAGGTAGATTGTCAAGCGCCCATCTATCGTTCTCAAGCTTCAAATCTTCGTCAAAGTAACTGTCTGGGTCGAACGCCTTCGGATCCACTGGACTTGGGAAAACGCCTAAATCGGACAGATCCTCCGGCTCCACCAAATCACGCAGTGGTGTCCGCTGCAAACTTGGACCCCAGATCTCGTGATGAGTCTTACTCACAAGATCGTTTAGGTCAATTCGCCCTTGGGCGTATAAATCATAGGCGCCAGGCCCGAGCATATCCCTCTGTGTCACTTCAGGTTGCCGAGCAAACCAGTCAGCTCCACTTTCCCACGTCGTCTCCGGCAGACCCTTTACGTTGGGCACCATCGTGCACCGATCATTGGGATGGACGTTCATTAGCTCACTAACTGGAGACACTTCACCATCCAGCGCCAAACATAATGGGCACGTATTCGTGTTTTTAGCACACAACCGTTTGTAGCTATCGACCAAACCGCTTGCTTCATACTGCTGTCGGGCAGCTTCCCGGTACACCCGAATCTGCTCAGTCCGCGCCACCGTCAACGTATGATTCAACCCTTCAGCAGCGCCATCCAACATATCGCGCGCTGTTTCTCTTGGGTTGATTCCCATAGCCGTGTTACGAATCAGCACATCCGTCATATGATCCACAGCCATCGGATACGCTTCGGACAACAGGGTATAAACCGGGCCGCCATTACCCGCAGTTCCAACCATTAGTTCTATCGCAGACACTGGCAATCGGTGGAACTGTGCCGTAAGCGCTGTTTCACCGGCTTCCAACAACGATAGTTGAATCGCTTCCGTAGCGTGGTTCACGGCCATTTGACCCAATTTATGTTGATTGCTTGCAACAAGGTCATCAACATAAGTGGCGTACGCTTTGATTTGCTGGTCCATTTGTGCAAGTAACTGTTGGTAGCGATCCATATAGAATAGGCTTGTTGTCGTAACTGATTCGCCTGCAGCGGCCGCTTCCGTTGCACGTTGAGCCAATAATTGCAAGTTCGCGTCAACCGCGCGTTCGACCTTTAGCCATTCACGACCCATAACCGACAGCGTATCCGCATCCAACGCTAAAAGCGCTGCCTTATGCTCCAGCATCCTTTGAGCGACAACGCTAACGGGCTGTGTTGGAAAAACCACTCACTCCTCCGAACACACCAAATCGCCGAAAGCTTCCACCGTGTTCCCTGCATAAATCCAAGACACTTCGAGCCGATATTTCGTTCCTTTGACCAAATCGTAAGCGTGCGACGTTACGATATAATGCGTGTCCTCGATAACTGCGGATCCATCTAAATGATCAGCACTTACGTCCACACCATTCAATTTGAGAACCGCGGTGACTGGCGCTTCTGGGTTGCCTCCCCAAGGCTGTGTGTCCAATCTACGCGCGATTTTCTCATCGGAACCCTGTTCCATCGGGCTTTCTTTGAATCGCCTTTCCTCAATCGACATCATTTTCCTCCAAAGTGAGGTTGAAGTCCCGGGCTTTCAAAGTGAGGTCAAAGCCCCGATCCTCTAAGCTTAGTTCAAACTTCCTTGGCCACAAAGTCAACGTTCTCGTTGGTACGATTTCACCCTCGATTATCACTGTTGGCACTACAATCTGAACGACTACTGAAGAAACCGAAGCGAACAACTCTGCCGCATAACTCGGTTCCAACGAAGGAAGAAGGATCGGGGTGCTAACTGGATCCACACTAGCTACCAAGTCCGATTCATAAACCGCATCAACAATAGGCAAAACGAACGAAACCGTAACCGGCGAAACGTTAGCAACCGCACCTGCTACACCAGAAGCAGTTACCACTGGAACCTGAATGGGTATGGCTACGGACGTCACGGTTGCCGCAAGCTCGGCCTGGTAGCTGGCCGTGACGGCCGGCGTGATGACTGGAATAACTACGGGCGCTACACTAGCGGACAGCTCGGCGAGGTAGCTTGCAGTGACGGTCGGAAGAGCAACCACCACCTGAACTGGAGAAACCGACGCGGTCTGGTCGTTCGTAGCCGAAGCCGTGACTGTTGGCAGACTGATTGGAACCGCAACTGGGACAACGCTGGCCGTGAGCTCGGCGATGTAACTGGCCGTGACCGCCGTCAGATTGATCGGCATGGTAATAGGAACGACGCTTGCCAAGAGCTGAGCTTGATATGTGGCAGTTACAGTCGGGAGCGAGATCGGAACCGCGACCGGCGATACTGAGGCGGTTTCCTCGCCAGCCGCCGCCGCATTGATCCCGATTGCGACGCCAGGAACATCGTCGGTGCTTGCCGACGAAAGATTGCTCCAACCCGTCGTGCTGTCAGCCCCGGCGAGGTCGTGCTGGACCTGAAGTGCCCACTCATTCCCACCGGCCGCAATCTGAGTTTCGCCAGCTTCAATGAAGTTGGCGTCTGGTGTGACATCCACATTAGAAGCTCCGTCAAGGACCCCTGCTATTACGGTCGTATCGGCTTCCGGGGTTGCATGCGTTAGCGTGAGCGTTGAAACAAATCCGCCCGTGGAATCAAAGAGGAAGTCAAAGTCTACGGGAGCGCCCTCGTCGTAGTCTGTGACTTCATACACCGCGAGCCACTTGAGACGACTGTTCACTGCAAATGTTACAGTGACGGCCCCGGAGCCAGGGGATGCCCCGAGCACCACCCTGCCAGCGGCCAGTACAGCACCCTTGCTGCCCTGAGATGCAACGCGAGAAGCGGTCGTCCAGGAGCCGGAACCGGCGAAAGAGTCCCCAATAGACGACAGGGCGAGCGAGTTGGCATTAGCCGCTGCCGCTATCACCACAAGCAGTGCATTGGCCGACGGTGTCAACGATCCCGTGGCAATGACG